AGCAGCGGAATTGGCAAGACTAGAAGACCTCAAAGCGCAAAAAATTGCGGAGGGTGCGTATACGCCTGAACAACAACCGACTGTGATGATCGATGATAAAGGTCAGCCGGTAACGATAGCCGCGCAACCGGCTTATTTTGACCTTCCGCGTGTATCAGCTGAGTTGATGAAGACACCAGCGGGCAGAAGGCAGTTGGAAGAATTGACAAAAACACAAAAATCACTCAAGCCAGAAACCATTACGGCTAAAGAAGGTGACGTTATTTATAGCGTTCCGACTACGCCAGGCGGCGCTTACAAGCCGATTTTTGCTGGTGGGGAAAAGCCAACTCCGTTTACTGGTGAAATGGCTAATGCGTCTAATCTTTTGTTTCAAACAACTAATCCAACAAAAATCTTTAAAGACTTTGGTCAGGCTGGGATTGACCAAGTTGCTGCAAAAGCAAGAGAACTTGCAGCTGCTAACCGCCCAGTAACAAATATCAATATGCCAAATGAGGGGGAAAGAAAATCAGGGGTTTTGGCTCAAAGATTGAACTTTAGCGTTGGCCAAATTAATAAAGCAGTTAGCATAGACCCAACTGCGGCAATGCCAAATACAGGTGCAGAAATTGCAAGATTTTTGACCCGCAACGACATTCTTCCACAGCGACTTACACCGGTACAACGTCAAATTGTAGAATCTGCACAATTGGATATTTTGGACGCTGCCCTAACTCTTGGAACTGGTGCTGCTTATACAAGAGAACAACTTGATGGATACCGCAAGTCATACTTCCCCCAAATGGGTGACAAGCCTGAAAATGTGGTTGCAAAAAGAGAAAGACTGCAAAACATATTAGTAGCTGCAGAAATTGCATCTGGCAGGCAAAAAATACCGACTCCAATACCAAGTCCTGGTGTTACTTTAAATACGGTTATCACTGCACCTCCAAGCAAATAAGGAAAAATCATGGGATTGCGTGAAGATCAAATTGCACAAGCAAAGGCGATGAAAACGCCTGATGGTGAGAGAGTGTTCACTGATGCACAAATTGAGGATCATGTTAAGCAATTGGATTTGGCTAGAACATTCTCTAGGTCGGTAATGGCTACAGATCAGCCTCAACCACCATCGCAAATTTTGCGATTAATGGCACAAGGTTTGACGCTAAACACGGCAGATGAAATTGAGGCTTATCTAAAAACCCTTGGCGGCGGTGATAGAGAGGCAGCCTTGCGTGATATAAGAATTAACTTAAAGAACTACCAAGAATCAAGCCCAATTGCATCAACTACCGCAGAGATCGTTGGTTCATTGCCATTAGCGTATATAGGCGCACCACCAGCCAGGGCAACATTATTGAGGACTGGCGCACAGCTTGCAGGGGTTGGTGCTGCTATGGGTGCAGGCAGTGGCTTTGGGCGAGCCGAGGGCGATACTATTGATCGACTTTTGCCAGCAGCAGCCGGAGCAGCAACAGGCGCAGCAATAGCGCCGTTAGCGTATTTTGGCATAAGGTCTCTTGGTACTTTAGCTGACCCAGTTATAGATTTTGCTACAAGAAAGTTTGGCGACAAATTTTCAAAGTCAGTTGAAACAGAAATAAGGCGCATCACTGAAGCCACACGGCTAACACCAGATGAGATTGTGCAACGAGTTGCTAACGGAGAACCTCTGTCAGAAAACCAATCGTTGCTAAGCGCGGTGCGATTGCTTTATGCCCAAGGCGGTCAACCATCTAACATTTTGAGAGAGTCATTAGGAACTAGGCCAGCGGCTTTGCGTGAAAATGTAATTTCAGACATCCAAAAAACATTAACTGGTGACATCAAAGACCCCAATGTTTTGCGTGGATTTGAAGCGTCTGAAGCACAACGGATAGAAGCAAGAAATAAACTGTATGCGGAGGCTTATGAGCCTGGTGGAATTATTACTCCAAAAATGGTATCTGCATTAAAAGAAGCATTAAAGAGATCGCCGGACTCTGTAAAAAGTATTAACGATTTAAACTTAGCAAAAACCGGACAAAAACCATTTTTTAAAATTGATGATGCTGGTGAAATTGAGTTTGTTAGATCGCCAAACATTCAAGATATGGAAACAGCTAGGCGGGGCATAGCAACAACAATTAAAAACAAATTTAGAGAAGGTCAAGGTGATGTTGGAACGGAGTTAAAGCCTTTTGAAAAAGCATTAAGAGATGAGATCGACCAATCTTCTCAGAAACTCAAAGATGCTAGACTAACTGCCGCAAGCAATAAAATAACAACAGAATCATTTGACTCTGGAAAAAATGTCTTTAAAAAAAGTCCAGATGAAATTGAGATTGAATTTGAATCTATTTTGGCGAAGGGCGGCGATGCCGTTGCATCGTATCGAGCTGGTGTTATGAACCAGATACGGGCAAAAATGACAATGGGCGGCAGAACTACAATGATGAGCAAATTGGAAGATGCCAATACAAAAGAGGGTGCAATTTTTAGGATAATTTATCCTCAAGACAAGGTTGATAACATATTGAAACTGGCTTCGACTGCGGCACAGTCGCAACGGGCTGCTGCAAAAGTTATGCAAGGATCAGACACTTTTGCAATGCAAGCTGAAGCAAAGCAACAAGGTATTAACATTTCCGGCGAAGAAATTTCATCTGTTCTCAGCGGCAATGCTTTTAGTGCCGCCAGAATTTTAGCGAAATGGGTGGGAAAAAATGAGCCAAATTTGACACCAGAGCAAAAACAAGAAGTTGTTAGAATTCTAATTTCTACAGACAAAGATTTGATTAAAAAAGCATTGACGGATAATTCAAAGTGGGACGAGATTCAGAAAAAAGTAAGGACAATTGGCAGCAGCCTTACTCGCATATCACCTGGTCTGTTTAATGTTCCAGCCCAAAATCTACGAGAAATGATCTTACCCGACAGATAGGACATTGAAATGAACTGGCTAAAGCAAATTGCACTAACAATCGCCATGCTTGCCTCTACAGCCAGCTTCGCGCAGGGACTCACCATCTGCAACGGAGAGTTTGCCCTGTGCGCTGCATCTACCTGCAAGCCGACTGGCAAGACGATCACCGGAAACAACGGTGTGGCGTATCCAGAGGTCGTGTGCCGCTGCCCTATTCTTAAGGGCAACAACATCGCAGATACGGCTATGGGCAACATGAAGGGAACGTGTGCACCTACTGATAGCAATCACGTTTGGTCAACTTTCTGGCCGAAGATGGTATATCCGCAAGAAGCAAGTAATTTCAGTCACAAGCCCAATGATATGAATGTCGTCATCCAGGCTTGCCCGGCCAGCATCCAGCAGGGTGCCAGGGCGAGTAATTGCTTTAGCTGGAACTGCAAACGTGGTGCTGATGGAATAGCTATCTGCCATTGTCCGTCAGGGCAGGTTCCTGCAAACACAGCGTTTTTAACGGAGGCAGGGCAGGGCGACCCGAAAGCCTGTTATAAACATCCAGTCTCTTTACCTTATAAACCTGAAGGTGCGAAGTAATGGAAGCCCAATCGCTAATCAATATTATCGCTGGATGTGCGGCTTTCTTTGCAGGCTGGATGATAAATTCTATCACTCGCTCGATTGATAAGATCGAAGATAAGCTGAACGCAGTGCCGATAGATTACGTATCGAAGAATGACTATAAAGACGACCTGAAGCGTGTCTATGAAATGCTGGACAAAATATTTATCAAGATAGACGACAAGGTAGATAAATAATGGACACGTTTGATATGCTGGTGAAGGCTTGGCCTATTTTGCTCGCCCTTATCACGCTTATCATTGTGCTGTCCAAAATCGACTTGCGCGTAGCTATTATCGAAGAAAAAGTACGAACCCTCTTTGAACTCTGGAATAACAGGGCGGGTAAATAATGTTTCCACTTGCAGCAATTCTAGGTATCGGCTCTAAACTGATAGACAAGTTTATCCCAGACCCTGCTCAGGCTGAACAGGCCAAACTCAAGCTCCTTGAAATGCAGCAGAGTGGTGATCTGGCGCAGCTCGCCGCCGAGACTGATCTTGCGAAACTACAGATACAAACAAACGTTGAAGAAGCTAAAAACGCCAACATCTTTGTGAGTGGCTGGCGACCTGCCGTGGGCTGGTGCTGTGCTGCGGCGTTTGCTTACAGTTACGTTCTATTACCGTTTGCTCAGTTCCTAGTGTTTACTTTTGGCACTACTGCGATGGCAGAGCAATTAACTCTAGCGCCAAGGTTGGAGTTGTCTGAAATGATGCCGGTGCTGCTTGGGATGCTTGGGCTTGGAAGCCTTCGCACAGTGGAGAAGGTGAAGAACGTAGAAGGCAACAGATGAACGACAAATTAACTTTTGTGGTTACGACGATGGTAAGTTTTACGCTGTGCATAGTTATCGCGGGGATGGTGTTTGCCCTGTGCTTCGGATTGTTTGACAAAGAAGTAAACAACGAAGATATTTTTAAACTGCTTGGGCCAGCGTTTCAGACAATCATCGGCGGCTTTATAGGACTTCTGGCGGGTATAAAATTTTCTAAGGAAGATGATGCAAAGTAACTTTGAGAAGGCGCTTGCACTGGTGTTGCAGCATGAAGGTGGATATGTCAATCATCCTAGTGACCCCGGTGGCAGGACGAATCTAGGCGTAACTCAGCGAGTGTGGGAGGAATATGTCGGACACCCAGTTGACGAAGCAACCATGCGTAGCCTCACCAAAGAACTTGTGGCACCGCTGTACAAAAAGAATTACTGGGATGCTGTATGCGGGGATGTCATCCCTGCTGGTTCTGATTATCTGTTGTTTGATTTTGCTGTTAATGCTGGTGCATCCCGCGCAGTTAAGACAGCCCAAAAGTCGTTAGGTATTAACGCAGACGGGGCGCTTGGCCCTATAACTACACAGGCATTACTTACCGCAAATGCAGAAGATTTTATACGTGTGTTCTCAGCAGCTAAAGAAAGTTTTTATCGCGGCCTTACTAATTTTCCTACGTTCGGCAAAGGCTGGCTTAACCGCGTTGCAGAAGCTAAGAAAACTGCCGAGGGAATGCTAGGGTAATTTGCAAGCCTCGCATTTCCACCGGCGCTGTTTGCCTTTGTTTATCGGAATGTAAACGCCGCCTGCGGTATTTTTATGCGCCTGGCAGTTGGAACACCACCGTCTTTGAGTTAACTTCTCAGCAGCGTCTGCGACTTCTTTGGCTAACGTCATTGCAACCGCTCCTTCAGTGCTTCTGTCAGTCTCTGTATTCTCTGGTTGTTATACAGCACCATACTCTCAGCGTAATCCTGCGCTGTCTCAGCCAGCAGCAAATCCCTCCTCGATGCATCTAACTCACGCACCATCAGTTCCTCGCAAGTCGCGGGTGTGTACATCTGCTTTATCCAGTTTAGAAATTTCATATCATTTCCTCAAGTTTATGTATTCCACAACCACAACAATAACTCCGACCACCAGCAGACAGACTACCGGCGAGAACTCTACGAGTAGGTCAACCACCGTTTTTCTCCCGCAGCAACGCCTCAATGCCTTTGGCGTATTCAATTTCCTCATCAGTGCGACCGTCGTCTAAATACCGCTCCTCATGCGTAAGCCCAACCCACTCACGCCGCAACCGTTCTACCTCCAGCAGCGCGCACTCGTAGTGCCGTGGCCCGCTGTCGTAGCACCCCGGATAATGCGTTGTCTCGTTCATACATCCTCCCCAATCCTAAGTTTCACTTCCTCGGCTTTTTCCAATATCTCCCGTATTTCCGCACCATCTGCAAAGTTCTGTTGAGGCCAGCAATTTAGCCCACGCTTAAGACATTCAATAATTGCTGGTGTCAGTTCTATTTTCATTTCGTATCCCTTATCTTGTCTGCCGAAAACCAAATATTCCACGGCTGTTTTATTTTAGACACGTTCGCTTTGTTACATTTCACGCAGTATCGGGACTGCACTTTTTCGTAGCCGTGGGCGGTATCAATCGGCGCAGACCATTTACTCCAATCGTGCCAACAGAATTTCATTTCGTATCCTTTCTCGCCGCGTCGATTGCTTTGTCTAAGTAAATATCATGGTGATATTGCATAAGTCTTGTGCGCGGCTGCCCATGCTCACCCTGCCGCAGCCACCGATACCGCTCCGCATCCTCGCGCAGCCGCGCTATCTCTGTTTCCGCCGCGCATCCGCATTCGCCTTGAGCAATCTCGCCGCACCATTCGCACCGTCTAGTCTGCTCGCTCTCTGCGCGCTCTTTGTAAATAGTTTTCATTTCGTTGCCTTCCTTAACTTAAGAAACACTCTAATTCTCCATGAAGATATATCACTATTTATTGTTATTCATTTCTTCATCTTTACTTCCTAATTGATCGAAAAGATCGCGTTCAAATTCTGCGGCCTCCTCCATAATTTCTAGATCAATCCACTGTCTTTTTTGGTTTTTAGCAAAACTACGACTAGAATTTTCATCTGATTCGTATCGCTCTCTTCTCCACGTTTCTCCCATACGCTCCTGCAAAATGTCTTTCTCGCGTGGACTGGCAAGTTCTTTAATTCGTTCGTTCATTTCGTTGCCTCCCTTAATTTAATAAACACTCGCCGTTTGTAATCGCGCTGCCGCCGGATGAGTTCCAGCCGCTGGCCGCACACACCAGTTGCCATAGCCTTGTCCAGCCGCCTTTGAAATATCTTCAAGTCATGCTCGACTTCCTGCAAATACGTCATGCCTGTATCTGCTGAGAAATCTTCTGCTGGAACCCAAAACGAAACTTTTCTTGCGCCTTTTACTACGTGAAATTGCGGCAGCAACGCGTCCATAAAATTATTCATTAAACAACTCCTTCAAAATTGTCGAACGTGTCGGGTCGCGTAATTTTCGCAATGCTTTTGCCTCTATACTTCGGATTCTTTCTCTTGATACTCCGTGATGATTCCCAACTTCTTCAAGGGTTAAATCCTTTTCAAATCGTTCCTGCAAAATGTCTTTCTCGCGTGGACTGATCGTCCCTAAAACCTGCTGCACGATTGCCGATGTCTCTGCCGCCAGCAATGAATCTTCCGGCGATGGCAGGTAGTCGGTTTTGCTCTTTTGCTCTAGTAAATGCTGAACAATGTCGGCATCAATGTCTCGCTCACCGCTGTTTGTTTTTAGCTTGATCGTCAACTGTTGCTCTGTCCACAAATCCGTAGGTGCCGCGCCTAGCACCTCCATGACCAACTTTGCATTCTGCGAAAACTCTCCGCTTTGCAGAATTGGCGCTTCTCGCATTGCCACCAAATTGTTAATCCTGCCGATACCGATTTCGCAAGCCCGCTCGAACTCGGCAACCGAGGTGTAGCCTTGTGCCTCAATTGCCGACAAAAGCAGATTGTTGCGGACGCTAACTTTGAGTCGAAATTCTTTCATTTCCGTCGGTTCCACTTTTCGATGGCCAGCTCAACAGACTGGATACCGTCCTGGTGCGGGCCGATCGCCATGCATTCCGGGCAGCAGATCGCAATGATGCCAAGCTCGATCTCGTCAACCTCGATGTCGTCGTGCCCGCAAAACGGGCAAGGATCGATTGACGGTTTGGCTGCTTGGCGGCGCTCCTCTGCGCGGTCGGCAAGATAATCTTCGCGCTCGGTATATTCGCGGTCCAGCTCGTTAAATGCGTTGCTGCTCATTTTTAGGCTCCTGTAACAGAATGATTTATCTCGTCGGCAGTTATCAGGCCGCCCGGTCGTAAACTCACTACAATTTGCGAGCTGTAGCTTTGGATAATAACGGTGTCTGGAATGCCACCGCTGGCGGCGCAGTAATCCCGCAACGCTTTTTGTAATTCTTTGGTCGATATGGTGGCTGTTTGGATTCTCATTTCGTTACCTTTTTGGCACGTTTCGGCGCGGCGGCTTTTTCCCAGGGCAGATCGTCTATCAAGTCGGCAAACGGTGCCGGCGCCGGCGGTTTAATGTCGCAGTCGAATTCCTGCTTAAAGTTGGTCAAGCCAGCGTCACCGAGCAAGCTCTTGTCGGCCAGGTTGGTAATGTCCTGACTGCTGTAAACCGGCTGCTGGAACTCGGTGCCGGTGATTTTGTTGCGGTAGGTCAGCAGGTTGTTGCTGCTGGCGTCCATCAGCTCGGCAAACCGGCCCAGCAAGGTAGGGATATGCCGGTGTTCACCGCAGCCGGCGCGCTGGGAGGATACGTCCATGTCAGGTTTAGCCTGGGCGCAGCTCCAGCGCCCGTCCCCGTCTATCTCAGGGGTCGAATGGGCGCAGGTGCGGCAGCTCACCGCGGGCGCTTCTGTTTCGTAACACTGATTTTTGAACCGGCAGAATTTGCAGGTAAACCCGGCTGCGCTGTCAGCAATCGTCACCGCGGGTTCTGGCGCCGTAATGATGCGCTCGGCACGCTGGATTGCCCGGTTGAATTCGTCTTGGTCAAACTCGACGCGCTCGGCGTGAATGTCGTCGGTGTCTTTATTGACCATTAAATACATGCCGCGAGTAAGTTTTGCCCAGCCCATGTAGACTTGCATCTGTTGCCAGTGCTGCGGCTTGGACTTCTTTACCCCATTTTTCGACATCGCGGCAAACGACTTGGCGTTTGCGGTCTTGAATTCCAGCAAATGCGGAGTTTTGGGCGCCTCCGGCAGGCCCAGGCCAACACTGTCGAGACTGCCTGCAAAGTGCCCGCCTACGGCCTTGTATCGCCATTGGTTGCCATCTGCGTCCTTGTCCCACACCTCTACACCAATATTCCGCAGATCCGCTATCAGGCGCGGCTCTTGGTGGTTGCCGCTGTCGAACAGGCGCAGCATCCGGCCATCAAAGTCGGCTGGTTTGGCCCAGCGAAAAGACAGCCACAGGTAGCGGTCGCATTCGTGGCCAATCTCAGATGCGCCTAAATGCGGGCGGCCTTGCCGGTCGGCAGCTTTCTCGTAGCTCTTGAAAATGGCGGTTCTGGTGCTGTTTTGCGGTTCTGGCAGTTCCATGATTCCTCCTTAACGCCGGGGCGTTGCCGCCCCAGCGGGTTTGTTACTTCTTCGCCCAGGGTGCTGCGGGTGCAACCTTGCCGGTCGCAAACCCTGCCGGTGCCGCGGGTTTGGCTTTCGGCGCCGGGGCGCTGGCCTGGCTGTAACCCTTGATGCGGTTTGTCTGCTGGCCGCTCATTGGGTTAAGTTCCTGGATCACATCAATCACCAGCAAGGCGTCGTGCAGCTCCTCGCTGTCCTGCGGCACAAGGATGCCGACACAGTGACAGATGGCACTCAACTCGCGCTCGGCGATCTGGACCGCGGTCGCGTTGGGATTGACCAGGTTCAGGCGCGACCAGAGTTTGCGCCCTTCGTACTGCCCACCGACAACATCAAAGGTCAGTTGCAGATATTGGCCGGTCCCGGCTTTGGTGTCTTTCATCTCTGAAGCCGAAATGATGGCTTCGTAACGACCCGGCGGCAGGGCGTCAAACGATTGTTGGGGTTGTACTTCTGCTGCGTTGAAATTTAGAGCGGCCATGATTTATTTCCCTTTGGTTTGGTTAGTTGGTTCGTTTGTGGTCGTCATTGCTTCTGCCAGAGTTGACCATTCCAACGGCAGTGTATCGGGCAAGCTGTAGCGGTTCTTGGCGAGATAAGCGGGTTTCTCGCTGGTGTGCAGCAGGCGCTCGCCGGTGCTGATCCCGCGGCTTACTTTGTTATTGAAACCAACATCGCTGGATTTAACAATGGTTTTGTAGTTTGCAAAGCCCACCACATCGCACCATTCCTGCACCAGGGCGCTGCTGCGCGCTTGCAATTTAGGTTGATACCTTTCGTAAGGCTCTACTTCAGGGCTGTCAAACCGCTTGATCTCGCAGTGCGCTAGTAAAATGCTGGCCATGCCCATCGCGCGCAGGGCGTTCAGATCCTCTAAAATCTTGCGCCAGAGATCCGCGGCTATTACGGCGCCCTTGCCGTATGCAAGGTCTTTTGCCTCGTATTGGCCGTTGATCTGTTCCCAAATCAGGTTGTCGAGCCAGTCCAGGCTGTCGATCACCACGGTCGAGAAGTCGTGCTCGCCTTTGAGTGACGCCAGCGCCTCCTGAACATCTTTAAGACTTCTGGCCACCGGGAAGTGATCGACCTCCAGCCGGCCCAAACCATCCTCAGTCAGGATAAAGATCGGTGCCGGTGCGCTGGCGCCAAAGGTTGTTTTGCCCAGCCCATGCGGGCCGTAAACCATTATGCGCGGCGGCTGGATGCTGGTATTTCTGCTGATTGCTTGTAAATTGATAGCCATGATTCCTCCGGTTAAATTGAAAACAACAAAACGATAAATACCCAAAATGCCGCAACGGTTGCTACTGTTGCAAAACAACTAAAAATAATTTGTTTCATATCTGCCCCCGATCGTTGGCCATGTCTTGCGCCAGCTCCTCGACCATATCGGTGTCGGCATAATGAGACTTGAGCATCTGTTCGACTTGGGTATATAGGCGCTCGATGCGGGGTTGCAGTGCCTGTTTGTTAGTGCTCAAGACTGCGACGACTAATTCAAAGGCGTAGCTGGTATCCAGATGGTCGGCGATGAACTCGTAGAGATCGACTTGCGCCCGACCGCTACGCGGGAAACGACCGGAGTCCATGACTTCTTCAACGATGTCGGTAAGTGCGTCGGCGCGGTCGCGCTCGGTGACTGCTGCCTGCTTGCGGTTCAGCGGGTAGCAGCGCGGGCAGTCTTCGGCGCCGCACATGCAAGGTTCGCGGCTCATGCTGCCACCGCCAGCGTGACAACCGGCTGCACCGAGAACTGCGCGGTAAATTTGCCGACCGCAATGTCGCGCTGGTCGACCGTGAGAATGAGCCTGTCTTTGCTTGCATTGCCCCAAACTTCAGTGCGTTGCGCGTCAATTAAAAACCACTCAGACGATTTGCGTTCAATCGTGTAGGTGTTGACGATTCGGCTGTATTTGTAAGCGTTTGGGACATCACCACCGGACATGCCGGAAGCCCGCGCACCGCTACGATCTTTTTTTGCAATGCTGAATTTTTCGAGACGCATTTCCATTAACTCAGCAAGCTCAAAAATGTGTTTGTCGTGCGCGGTATGTGCAAGCGACTTGCCGTTGATTTCGCCCAGCAAGATGTTTATTGCGCGGCGGTTTGCTTCTACGATTTTCATTTTCATTTTAGTTCCTTAGGATAGGTTGGTAGGTCGGTTGGGTGCGCCCCCGGAGGGGCGGCGGTTGTTAAGCAACGTTGACTAAAAGTTTTTTTGCATCTGTTCTTGTATTAAATTCTGCTTGTTTGCTGGCGGCGCATTTGTCGCACTGATGTTCTGTTTTTTCTTTTTTGAATTCTGCCCAGTTTGCTGAAATTACTGTGCGAAGCATATTCCTGCCGCAAGCTGATTTAAAAGAAAACCCGCTGCCGCTTTTGTCGAGGTGTACTTTACGCATGATTAAATTCCTTTTGGTAGGTCGGTTGTTTTGCTGCACCTGCTGATACGGATAGTGCCTACATGTTTACGCGGTGTCAACAACAATATTCAAATTATTTGTGGTATTGTGCGATTCTTGTCTTTTGGTCAACTGGGAGGGTTTGTGTACATAATGGTGAAAGAAGCTGCCGCGAGGCTAAAAGTCAGCCGACAATGGGTTAATACCTTGATAAATAACGGGAAAATCTCTACTGCTATCCTGGCCGGTCGGCGGGTGGTGATTGCTGACAAGGCTTTTATTGCGTTGGAGAAGGCGCGCAGGAAGGTGGGGAAGTGATGCACCACAAAGCAAAAATACCCTTCTGCATAGTGCAGGAAGCTCGCCACCAGCGGCAGCGGTTCGGCAGGACGTACAGTGAGATGGCGCTAATGTTTGGCGTATCGCAATGGACAATCAGGGATTGGGTGGATTACAGGACGAGGATAACGAGATGAAAGAGAATGATCCCGTAGTCGAGCTGCATCCTAAAGTATTACTGGATGCCGCCTTGAAATACGCGCTCCGCGGCTTTCGCGTCCTGCCGCTTAACGGCATCCGCGCAGGTGGCTGCACTTGCGGCGACTCTGACTGCCGGTCGCCCGGCAAGCATCCGCTGACCGCTCACGGCGCGACCGAGGCCAGCGCCGACGAGATGACGATCCGCGGCTGGTGGAGCAAGTGGCCGACCGCCAACATAGGGCTGGCTATGGGCGACGCAGGATGTGTGGCGCTCGATGTCGATACGCGCAACCTCGGACACTTGAGCTGGGATGCGCTGATACATGCCAATGGCGCGCTGCCAGAGACCCCCACGCAGCGCAGCGGCAACGGGTGGCACTACCTGGTCAAGATCGATGCCGAGGCTGTCAAACGCTGTCGTGGCAAGCTGGCGCAGGGTATCGACGTAAAAGCAAACGGCTATATCGTGGCTGAACCTAGCATCCATCATTCAGGGCGCCGCTATGCTTGGGACGACGGGCTGGATCTGCTGGCAGGGTTCACGCCGGCCCGCGCTCCGGTTTGGCTGGAGCGGATGTTGATGGAACCAGCCGACACAGGGGCGGCGCCGAGTTCTCCCAATCTCGGCAATTACACCTTGCCGGTGCAGCTCGCCGAGGCTGCGGACGCGCTGAAGGTGCTTGATGCCGAGGACTACCACCAGTGGATAGAAGCAGGCATGGCGCTGCACGCAACCAACCTGGGCGACCTGGCTTACCAGGTATGGGTGGAGTGGTCAGGCCAGTCGGGAAAGTTCGACCACAAGGTGCAGCGGGCGAAATGGCTGTCTTTTTCAACCAAGCGTGTTGCTGGTGTGACGATTAAAACCCTATTTTCCCGCGCACAGGCGGCAGGATGGAAAAACCCCATGTCAGGCACCAGCTCGGCACCAGATAAAACAATTACCGTTGAAAATCATCCTTTTGCCAATTTCCTGCCGTATGCGCTGGGCAACCTTGATCCTGACGAGTTTATTTTCGACGACATTATGATTGCTGGTGTAACCCTGCTGGCCGGGTTCACTGGAATCGGCAAGACCACCGCACTGGTGCCGCTGATGACCAGGGCGGCGCACCTGTGCGATGCCGACGACACGCTGCGCCCTATTTTACGGCGCCGGGTGATTTACGTCAGCGAGGATCCGAAGCAGGTTGTGCGGGTGCTGACCTCGATGCGGGTGGCCGGCGAGCTAACCGCGACCGACGCCGAAATCAGCGAATGGTTCAAGATCGTGCCGGCCAAGCGCATGGATGCCGCTTCCATTGTCAAAGTGCGGGAAATATACCAGGCGATGGTTTATCGCAATGTTTGCAAAGAATCAGGCG